CGCAACGGGGTTGCCAGCGAAGTAGGTGTAGTCCACAAAGTCATTTGCAGCAGTCGCAGCCGAAGCTACCTGCTTACGAAATGCTGTGATGTGGAAGCGCCCTGCATCAAAGCATTGCGCCCACTCCTTAACGCCGTTGAAGGCCATCACTCAGCATTGATGGTCAAGCCGCCAGCTTCCACCTGCGGGCGAATGTTCAAGCTGATAGACAGGTCATCGTCCAGAGGGATGATTAGCGCCATGTTCACAGCGCCAGAGGCGGTATCAACCCATACAGCATGAGTAGCCACCTGTGCCGCACCAGCGTCTGTACGTTTGCCCCATTGGACAAGATTGGCATTTGTACGGGTAGCGCCTGTGCCACTCCACGCTGTTGCCTTGGTCAGAGGTGTGCGCGAGTAGCCCGTGTAGGTGCACTCGTTCGTCATCGGGCTTGCTTCATCTACCGATGCACCTGTGACGAGTGCGAGGTATCCAGTGGCCCCTGCCCGCCATGCTGGGTCTACACCTTTCAGCGCCCAGTCTAGGGTGTCGGATTCGAGTGCGTTAGACATTGACATGATTTACTCCTTCTTTGCAGGTTTTTTTGCGGGTTTCTGTGTCACGCGGCCACCAGTCACGTTTCCATCCTTGTCGGTGTCGAGTTGGATTTCCTTCGTTACTTCGCCGGTTGTGCCGTCGATGGCCACGTTCACATTGATTACTGGCGGTGCGGCGGCTGGGGCTTCTTTTGCTTCAGCCTTGGACTCTTTGGCCTCCTTCACGGATGCCACTAGGTCTTGCGCAGTCTTTTGCAGAGCCTTTTCAAGCTCTTGCACCTTCTTCTCGCTGGCCTTTTCAACGGCTGCAAGCTCGCGCTCATGCTCTGCCAGGGCTTTCTTGGACTCTGCGCCCATGTCGGCAATGGTTTTTTGCAGGTCGGTCAGCTTGGACATAACGCCGTCGATAACCTTGGTTTGAGCGGCTTCAATGCGGGCCTTCTCAATCTCGGTTTCTTGCTGGATGCGGGCCTTGCCAAGTTCAGTCTCATTGCGCGAAGTGATTTCACGCTCTTTGGACATTCCTGCCAGTCGTTCAGCGTCCATCTTGGCTTCAAGCTGGCGCACACGCTCGTCGGCTTGAATCTTGGACTCGTAAATCATCCGATCTGCCTTGGTCTGCGCCTCTTGCAGTTGCTGGGTAAGCTGGGCCAGTTGTTGCTGGGCAGCGGCCAGTTCGGGGTTTGCCTGCGGTGTCTGAAGCGCGGCGGCAGCGGCTTGGGCTTCGGTGGCAATCTTTTGCGCCTGGGCCTGCTTCAGTGCAACATCTGCGGCCAGTCCTTGTGCTTGCAACTGCTCCATCTGCGCCTGCTTCTGCTGCATGGCCTGCTGCTGTTGCAGTTCTTCCGGTGTAGCTTTGACAGTAGGATCGCGCTGGCCATTGATCTTGCGAATGCGTTGCAGCCATTCCTCTTTCTGAGGCAAGTCCCAAAGGTCCACCACCAAGTCCAGCATGGACAGTGCAACTTCTGGCGGCAGGGTTTGCATGAGCTGCGTCATGGTTTCCTGTGCGGCCAGTCGCAGGCTTGCGCGGAAGTCCTGCTCAGAGATAACGAAGTCGGCTTTGCTGCTCGTAATGTCGTTCAGCACTTGTCCGGTGTTGGGGTCAACCTGATTGATAGGCAACCACTCCACCGGCTGCGCTTCGCCAATGATTCGGATCACCTTGGGGGCGGTGTAATACTGCTCCATCAGCGCAACCAGCTTCTCGCCTTGCATCTGCACGGCCATACGCATGTTGTCGAAGATGTTGGCAGTTACGACACTGCCTTGCTCTTGACGCGCCAGAATCGCCTTGCCACTGGTGGCATTGGTTGACTGGCCAAGGTTCTCGGATGTAACGCCGGACACTTCCTGAATGAAAGCCTCGTCGTGCTGCGCCAGTTCCAGATTGCCTTGGAACTCCCCGGCTGGCTTCTCAAAGCGAAGTTCCTTGTTCGGGTTCTTCACAATGACTGCATCGGGCCTGCTTGCCTCGTCGCGCAGTTCCTCCATGTCATCCACTGCGCCCTTGTCCATCACCACACGGTTAGCGGACAGGATGTAGAGCGCTTTGGAGCGGCGCTTGTTCAAGTCCTCTTGCGGATCACGAATGTCGCGGATCACGCCATAAGGCATACCGTCGCGCTGGCGGCGGTAGCACCAGAGCGGTGTCAGGGGGAATTTGCGGTGTTTGTACGGGCTGCGGCCATCGAAAAGCACCAGACTGTCGGTAAAGATCATCACGCGCATCTGGTTCGACACAGCACCCACCAGTCCGACACCCTGCTTCTTGTGCCACTGGTGCATTTCGTCCTTGGGGTTGAACTCCGTGCCACGAAGCTCCCCATTGGCGAAGTATTGGACCGACATAGGGACCGTGTACCAGCCCTCAGTCACGCGCACCTGTTCACGCCGTCCAATGTCTTGATTCTGCGAGTTGACGTAAGCGCCACGGCTCCCCAGTCGCCCAGGCTGGCCACCACTGCCGGAATCGAAGTCGCGGGCATTGGTCAGGCGCTGGCCCAAGTACCACACATCGTCCACTTCGCTAATCAGGTCCGTTACGCCTTGGCCCTTCAATGCCTTCTCGCTGTCAGGGAACATCGCGCAGGCAAAGTCAAGGTCCAGCACCTTGGAGCGCAGGATGTAGCGGCCATCGGAGTAGTCGGCCTTGCGGCTGCGGCTGTCATGGAACACATTGCGCCACGATTCTGACCCGGCATAAATCATTTCTTCGCTGGGGTCTGAGCTAATGCCTTCCTCCAGCCAGCCAATACCGGCAGTGACGCACTCAAAGAAAGCATCAGAGCGGTGGAATTGCAGCCGGTTCACATCGGACAGGTACTTCAGCAGCTTCTTCTTGACCTGTGCGCCCTGCTCGTCTTTGGCTTCACGGGGCAGCACGTTGTAGTCAATGCGGGTGCGCTTCTCAGTGCCGGTGATCCAGTTGATCGTCGGTTTGATCTTGTTGAACACCATCGGCGCTTGGCCACGGCTCATTAGGGTCTGAGCATCTTCTTCGGACCACTGAAGCGAGTCGTAGAAGTCTTGGTCGAGCGCCATCTGGTAGCGGTTCTCGGCCTGCCGGTTCTTCTCGTCCTCCAAACACTCCATGAGCATGTCATGGCGGCGCTCGGTGTCTTGGGCAGTGGGATCGCTGACAGCCTGGGTCGGGTCTTTGATTTCAAACATGCCCTCGCCTGCCTCGCGGCTGGACTTTTTACGGAATCCGCTCATACCAGTGCCTCGTGGATAACTTTGTCACCGGCCTTCAAGGTCACTTCAATGCCTTGAATCGGCCCCTTCTTGGTTACTTCCGTTGGCACATAGCTGGGCATCTTCACCAAGTCAGAAATGCCATCAACCACAATGTCCATGATCCGGTGGATGGTGGACTTGTCAGGGAAGAACCCCATCGCGGTCGCTGCCTTGAACGCGGACCCCATCAAGTGCGGTGTTGGGTTTCCCTTGGTGTCGGCAAAGCGGTAGGTTTCGGACTGGGGCAGCACGTATGCACCAGACTCCATGCGCTTGTTCACTGGGTACAGACACATGCAAGGCTGCGGCTCCCCGGATTCGTCGCCAATGTCGAGCCATTGGAAAGTGCAAACAATGTCGCCCTTCTGACGTATCAGCCAGCTAGATTGACTGCCCAGTTCAACCATGCGGTTGCCGCTGGGTCCAAGGATTGAGGATTGATTCATTACACGACTCTCCAATTTGATGATCTGGCCTTCTTTGCGGCGGCTGGGGCATACCCGGCAATGTCTCTACCCGACATAACCAGATAGCGAAGTGCGTCCAGGGCGTGATCGTTTTCCTTGACCACTCTCCCTTTGTCATCGCGGCGATACAGCCGGTACTCGGCCAGCAAGTTCGCGCACGACTTAAAAACCTTCAGTCGGCCAGTCGATAAACGCTGCCAAACCTCGTAAATGCCAGCTTCCACGCCGTTATTGGCCAGTACCAGTTGCAAGCCCAGTTCCTGATACAAGGAAAGCAGTTGTTCGCCGTCGCGCTGGCCACGGCCTCTTGAAGCTGGATCAATCGCACCTTGCATCCAGTCGCCACGCGCCTGAATTGCTGCTGCATGAATGCTTGGCTCGGCCAGTCCCCGGTAATGCTCTGAGTAGATGTAGAGCGTGTCTGTGTCCCGGTCCCATGCTCCGAACACTGCCGCAGTCCGATTCCAGCCAACGTCCATACCGTAGGACCGCGCCCAGTGCGCCGGTAGCTGGAAGTCATCAACAACAAACTCCGACTCGGCAATCGGGTAAATGGCTCCAGAACCCAGCGCCGGGATACCCTTGGTACGTGCGTCACGCTGGTGCGGCGGCAGCTTGGCAATCATTTCCGCTTTGATCTGCGGGTCCAAGTGCGGCACATCGTCCCAGCCGCATTGCGTGATTGCT